CCCATTATCTCTTCGATATATTTATGAAAACTACTGAATTCACAGCATAAAACGCCTGTGTGTGCTGATATTATTGCTCCAGCTCTTGAGTTCATCACAAACACCTCACTCTTCTTAATATCTTCATTCTGCATTGCGCTGCTCCTTAGTGCATTGCAAGACCTTTTTAACTCTTGTTACTGAGCGCTTTGTAGGGTTGAAGCTTCCCTGATAAAAACGCGTTCCAGCATCCAGGACTCGGCCTCTCTCCGCATACTCAGCAGACAAAATCTGCGGAAAGCATTGTTCACCAAATTTATCCTTAATGTGCGACCAAGGATTGAAGCTTATTCGCTCAATCTTATTGCAGATAACGACATCACAATATCCAATAGGCGGCATAGCCATTGAGCAGACCGACACCGACAAACCAGCCATAAATATAATTACTTTTTTCACAATCTCACCTCTTTATTAATTAACCTTTCGATTTAACTATACGCCAATAAACCGAAAGGTCAACACGATTTAGATATAAAGTTAGTTTTGAGAGTAGAACTCTTGCTTAATGTCTTTAACTCTAAAATACTGCATCTCTGCAATGGTTCTAACTGTGCCTTGCGCCCCGTCTCGGTTCTTTCCGCAAATTATCTCCATAATATCCTTATCTAGAGTGTCAGGATTAAAAACAATATCTCTATAGCAGAAAATCACGCCGTCACAATCCCTGTAAATCTCGCTTGATCCTGCAATGTCAGACCTTACTGGTCGTTTGTCTTGTCGTGTTTTGTAGTCGTTGTTTAGCTGGCCAAGAACGATAACTGGTATTCCAATCTCCTTTGCAAACGCTCTAAGGTCTTTAGTGATGGCGCCAAGCGATGGTGCAGGGTTTCTATGGTCGTACTCAAGTAACTGCAGGTAATCAACAACCAGTACAGCCTCGCCCTTTTCCTGATAATGCGGTTGTGATGTTATCCAGTTGCGAGCCCTTACTTTTAACTGACTTGAGTTAAGCCCTTGTTCATCATCAATCATTAGACTCCTATCTTTCAGCTTAGATAATCCTGCAGTAATTTTCGCGCCGTTCTCACCATCACCCATCTGTAGTGCAGGGTCTTTAAAAAACGAACTTGATATTGATCCTGCAGACTGAAGGAATCGTTTAGCTACTTGCGCAGCCGACATCTCTGCAGAGTTAAAATATACCGGTACATTGTTAAATATTTGATTCTCAATAAATGCCTGCAATAGCGTGGTCTTACCCATACCTGAAAGCCCGCCAAGAAAGTATAAGCACCCAGCTTCAAAAGGCATGTATTCGTCCAACTCAGCAAAACCAGTCTTATAAACTTCTCCGCGACCCTCCATTCTCTCTGATACCTGCTCTACAACCTCTTTTAAAGCGTCATTCAGCGTCGTTTGTGTGTTTCTAATATCAGTAGTGCCAATTAGGTTTAAAGCCTCTCCTACGGCGTCTAAGATAATCTCTGATTTATCCTTATTTTGCTGACTCTCAATAATCATTTGTCCAATAGCTCTGATTTTTCTCTGGCGTGATGATTCAATTACTGACTGAGCGTAGGCCATCACACTTTTTGGCACGACACAGCAATCAGCCATGTCATTGAGATATACAATATCTTCATCGGACCCGCCAATCTCATCACAAACGGTGAATATATCGGCTTTATCTCCGACTGCTAGAATTGCTTTGAATATCTTTCTATGATTGCTACTTGAAAAATCATCTTCGCTTAATGCTTCCTGAATTTGGAAGATGTAACTAGGTTCAAGAAGTAATGCGCCTAATACCTGGCACTCTGGATTGTTAATCATGGACATTATTTTATTTCCTTAGCTGCTTCTGCCAATTCAGCCAAAAACGTGGCTTTCTGTTCTGGTGTAGCTTCGATCTTTTCTAGGCGCGGCAATAGTACGTGACAAGGTTCTCTCTGTGATGATTTGCACATCTTAATAAACTCAGGAACTGATGGAGGATATTGACCGCCGGTAGTTCTTGCACAGTCAACGCCTCTTGCCATTGCCTCTGGCGTGTTTAGATTATTGCTAACCAACCCCTTCATGAGCTGCACTTTGTACATTTGCAGGTCTTCTGGTGTTGTTGTGGCACGCAAGCTTAACCAGATACCGCAAAAGCTGTTAATCAATATGTCCGCTAATTCTTCATTGTTCATTAGAATGACCTCTGCGCTGTTTGCTGGATTGTTTCTTGTGGTGCTGCCACTTGTTGGCCAGTAGGACCACTATTTTTAATAAAGTAATCTACTTCGATTGTGGTCCATCCTGCATCACATTGTTTGCTAATAGCGTAATCAGGCGCAGTATTTCCAGTGGTCCGTAATGTTTCAAGTGTTGATTCAATTCTATTTAATGCCCTATCTGAATCGCTAGCTCCTTTTTTAGTTCTAAGCTTTGCCCATTCAAGTAATAGCTCATCATCAATACAATTCAATGCTGGATAAGCTTCTGAATTATCACGGACCTTCTTTGCTAATAACTCAGCCTTGGTTAACTTCTTTCCGGCTTTAGCCGCAATAGGTTCATTGATAGGTTCATAAGAGTGATAGGTTCTGGTGTCATCTGACGGCATACCCCCTGTGCTATTTGACGGCATAGGTGTGTTTTCTGACGGCATAGGGTGTAGCGTTAAATGATATAGGTTTGACGTATTGCCTTTAGGTCCTTTTCTGTTTTCAACCCATAAAAAACCAGAATCACTAAGGTCCTTAATATGCTTACGGACCGTGCTTTTTGACATCTCACACTGGTCCGCTATGTGTTGATAGCTAGGCCAGCACTCGCCTTTATCATTGGCATTATCTGCCAACTTGATTAAAACCAGCTTGCGCAGCGGGTTTCCGACTTTGGCCTTCATAGCCAAAACCATTAAATTCATACTCATAATAATTCTCTGTTTTTACTTTACTGTTTGAAAGGATGACGCGGAGTAGGAAACAGTAAACCTAATTCAATCGGGTAATTAGTCCGATCTATCCGCGCTGGGGAGTGTTAGTCTATCAGATCATGCTCTTGAATGTCAGCCCATTCAGCATAAAGCTTAACTTCTTCTAGTCTATCCTCTGCCTTCGATTTGTTTTTATAACAGCCTTCTACCTGGTCTTGACTGCCCCAATTTGCAATAACAATATAAACATTCATAATAATTTCCTTTGCCTATTGGCGGTTGGTTAAGCCCCATCAAAGACAGGGCGGGGTGGTTATTTAGGATCGGCCAATAATTTTATTACTATGTTAACTTCGAAGAAAAAATCTACCTGAAATTTATCTGTACAGCCAACCAGTCTGGCCATTCCATTTTTTACAATAACCTTTCTTTCACCGCAACCATGCAGGGGTTTTGTTAAATATAATCCATCTTTCATCACTCAGCCCCTTTGATATTGTTGGCGTGGTCGTGTATTAGTTCGCTTGAATATGCAATATCACCATTAGGAGTCTCGCAGGAATGCGCCTTATCCATAATGCTCATCACAGCCTCAGCGCGAATGTCTGCTAGGGTTTGGGCGGGGGTTTTGCGTGCCTCAGCTATCACTATATCAATACTGCGCTGATATACGCTTAGCGATGGCTCAAAGCCTGAGTTATTTTCCTTGGCGCATGACATATCAAGTATTTCAACCTGTAGGTTATGCAGCTTAGCCCTTAACTCATCGTTTTGGGCTTGTAGGTCGCACTCATTGCACTGGCGTTTTAATCGACCATGCTCACAAGGTCTTGGTAGTGTTTCTTTCATGCTTTCTCCATAGCAATTAACACAAGCATTAAAAGGCATCATTGGCGCGTAAATAGCGCCTACCTCCATTGTTTCAATGTAAGGCTTATAGTTTCCGCAATTACATTCTTTCATAGCTTCCTCTCTATTTGTCCTGGGTTAAACTCTCATTCAATCGCTTTGTTATGCATCCTGATAGGACTACATCGAATAATTCTGGCTTGTTTTTGTACCAGTTGGTTAGCGTTTGAATGCTAACCCCGGTTAGATTTGAAACCTCGACTAGCTTTAATCCGCTAGCCTTGGCAACCTGAGATGGCTTTACCCCTGTTGACTGGTACTTTATTTTTGCCTCTTCCTTGGCGGTGTACTTCCTAGGGGTGAAGGAATCTATTGAATCTGATGTGATTTTTATCGCCTGACTATCGGATGAAAACAAAAAAAACTCACGGCCTTTGTCAATCCTATAATTCTTTAAGCATTTATGAATATGCTTTTCTAATTGAAGTAGGTGCTCTGAGCTGTGTGAGAATATTTCTTGAAAGTCTGTAGGAACTGACGTACTTCTCAAGGATTTTATTCTCTTCTGTACGCATAATCTTGTTAGGCCTATCTTATATGCGTTTTGCATAGATGGGTTTTTAAGGATGTAAATCTCCCCTTTATCGGAAAAATCTTTCATTACCTACTTCCTGTTTCTTGTGAATATTTAGTAATAATACACTTTTACCAAGGGAAATAAACAAAAAAGACTAGTTATTTTACTTATTTGGTAATTATTTTAGTAAATATAGAAAATAAACCAAAATAAACCAATAGTGATACAATAATATTTCTCAGGTCGGGTGTTGGAGATTAATCTCCATCCTGAAAGCTGCCCCCTAAAGCGGCGCTCTAGCTTCGAGATGTAGTAAGTAACGCCACACGAAGGGCTTAGGTGTGGTGGATTAATTAATGAGGTGAGTTATGTATAGAGGAGAGGAGTTATGGGATTGAAAGTAACTGACAATAAAGAAGAAGACTTTCCATTAGATAGGCGACCAGGTATCTAAAATGGATATTCGACCAAGTATCTAAAGTAAGCCCGCTAGCTGAGTAGTAGCGGGCAACTATTCGGAATTTCCTAATAGTTCGATTGACGGCACACACTAGGGATTAGGTGTTCTGATTTATTATGTATTGACAGTGATTGTAATAATTAGGGATAATATCCTTCTTAGCTGTTTAATCTCCAATGTTTAGACGCAGAAAGGCATTTATTAGAGTGAATGTCTTTTCATATAAGCCCCGCAAGCCTCTGATATAAGCTCAAATTGACGGGGCATTCTTTTACTTATTCTATATGACCTTCGTATGTAATCCATCTATGGCCAGTGGCTAACTCAGCAACTCTTATAGACCTCCTTGCTTTTTCATTCCGAAATCTAGGCTCGTAAACAGTTATGGATGAATCTTCATTAACCTGGCATTCATAATCGCCTGTTAGTATATTTGTTTCATCTCCAAACTTACTCGCTGATCCGTGAAATCGGACCATAATCGGACTGCATCCTGGCACTCCTTTTAGATTTGCATCAAACATATTTTATCTCCGTTTATCTCTGCTAGAGCTAACCAGGGGCGCTTGATTGGGCTTTAGGTTCCAATCAATAGCTTCATTGCAGTTATAGCAAAGCTGCTTGTTAATACTGCTAAGCTTCATTGTGGTCTTGTGCTGGCATGGCTTAGGATGCTTAACCCTTGATCTGCGAATAAACCAGATATAGGCAGAGTAACCCATCCCAAGCACTAGGTTAGTCAGGGTTATTATGGTTAGAGTTAGTAATAGGCCGTTCATTTGCTCACGCTCAGGCGCATCATCATTTCAATGTTTGCCGCTAAGAAGTCGCCATTATTTCGCTTGTACGCATTAGATACGAATTTTTCAGACATTCCGTACAGTTCGGCTAGTTCTTTTCGCTTACATGAATTGCCGATAATATCCCGGTACTCAAAACTCAGATAGGTGCGCTTTGACTTTCTGATGCTGTAACCAGGTGCAACTTCAAGCTCTCGATTCATATCAAGTCGAGCAAGGCAGGCGGCTGCAATACTGTTCTGGCCGCTAATTCTATTCGCGTGATGTCGCGCTATGTTGTTGATGCTCATTGTGAATTCCTTAATGGGTAAGCTTCAAAACCGTTTTTCTTTGCTATTGATACAGT